GGTGACTACACCGCGGTTAACACGGGTTCTTCAGCGGAGCTGTTCATGGATGCTATGAACGCTGCGGCTAGAATAAACAACCCTAAAACTGTTGGCGAGTTTGGGAAACAGTACAACAGGTTGCACAACTGGTGGAAAGCGCAAGCGACTGCGACATCTGGTTTCATTTTAAGGAACGGTATGGGTGGCGCTTGGATTAACTCTCAGATAGCTGGTGTTGAGATGGGTATGCACTCTAAGGTTGTGGCGTTGGCTCGTGCCGCTATGAAAGCTGGTGGTGGTGACATGCGGCGTGGCGCTTTGGCTTTGAAAAACAAAGGCGGGACTGTCAGATTGGATAATGTTTTCGGTGTGGGTCGCACTGCTTCTAAACGAGAGTTGGAAGTTTTCTACGACATGATTGATTCGGGTATCGCTAAGGGCGGTCAAGCGTGGTCTGAAGTTGAGGATGTTTTAGCTGAACTCAATTTGGGGGCTACGTGGAACCCGTTCTCAGCCCAGTTCAAAGGTTTCCGTGCTGTGCGTCACGCTAACGAAAAAATGGAGTTCATGTTGCGCGGCGCTTTAGCTTTTGACGCTATGGCTAACAAGGGCAGAACGTTGGATGAGGCGTGGGATTTGGTCAGGAAATACCATTTCGATTATTCGGATTTGACTAACACTGAACGTGGAATTAAAAGAGTGGTGTCTTTCTGGAAGTGGCAGAAATCTATTCTACCTGTTCTGGTCGAATCAATAGGTAAGAACCCTGAAGCGTGGGGCAGGTTGCAGCAGATAAAAGGCGAGTTGGAATTAGGCAGCGATGAAGAAAAGTGGGTTCCCGACTATTTCGGTGAGACTCTGGGTATACGGTTGCCTTTTGAAACTGACGGTGGGCGTGTTTACACGTTGCCTGATTTGCCTTTCAAAGATTTAGCCAAATATATTAACAAACCTTTAGAAGCTCCTCGTGAAATGGCAACTGGTATGGCTCCGTTTATTAAAACTCCTCTCGAAATGTGGGCTGGTAAACAATTCTTCGGGGATCAAGAATTTAGCGGCAGGTACCAGCAAGCCCCTAACTCTTATGGGAACATCCCAGGTTTGATGCCTATTCTTGGAAAATTTGGGAAAGCTAAAAAGAATAATCGTGGCGAGTGGAAGATGCGCGACAGGGACATTTTTATGTTTGATTCTTTCATGCCTGTGTTGTCTCGTATAAGAAGATTGTTTCCTAATGAAGAATCGAAACAGCGTCGTCTGTTAACATCGTGGATAAGTGTGTTAGCTGGTGGTGGTTTGCGTGTTAATGACCGTCAAATGCAGAGAAACGCTTTTTATGAAGATCAAAGACAGTTCAACAAAGACGTACAGGACCTACGAGACATAAGGTTCCGAGAGATTTAGCGGGACAAAACGGAGTATAAATAGATGAAACACATCTCAAGAAAAGAATGGGGCGCTCAACCGCCACCAAAAGGAAAGTTCGATAAACTCAACCGTGCCAGAGTAGCAGGCGTAGTTATACACCACTCAGGTGTGCAAAACGGTCCGAAAGGATCAGATGCAGTTAAAGCATTTGAACGTCACCACATGGGCAAAGGCTGGGATGGTATTGGCTACAACTGGCTTGTAGACGAATCGGGAACTATTTTTGAAGGCAGAGGATGGGATAACCGTGGAGCGGGAACTAAAGGTTGGAACAGTCGTTCAATCAGCGTGTGCTTTACTGGCTGGGGTTTTAATAAGCCTGGCGACAATGCTTTACGTTCTTTACAAACAGTTGTTGATGCCGCTGAGTACCATTTCGGCAAAGGGCTTTGGGTTTCAACGCATCGTAAAAAAGCTAAAGAAGGCTACACGACGTGTCCTGGTGACTGGTTAGGCAACTGGGTTGAAAGCGGTATGGGTGTCGTTGAGGCTCCTGAGACTGTTGACTGGGGTGCGATCATCCAGTTCTTTAAAGATTTACACGAGCAGGTTAAAAAGACTCCTTTGTCTCGGCCTTCTCGTAGCCGTGGTTTACCTGTGCGTTTAGTGCAGGGAAAGTTAGTGGAACGAGGTTTCGATCCAGGTCCTGTTGACGGGATTTTCGGTAAGAAAACTGGTGACGCTATCAGAGCATTTCAGGAAACACAAGGTTTTTTGAAGGTTACGGGTGTGGTGAATGGTGAAACGTTCGGCTGCCTGTTTATACAGTAAGGAAATATTATGGGAAAAGGTAAGGGGTACGGAACGTTTGAGGAAACGTTTGGTTCACAGGATGAGCAGCCTTACAACTCTACATCTTCATTCAACATGTGGGATATGAGTCAGAAGGCTAAGAAAGCCGCATCTTATTTGCGGAACACTAATTTGGGCAACGCCAACCAGGGTGGCCGCCCGTTTGGAAAGTAGGGGATTATGCACGGACATTTAGATGGTACTACTCCCAGCACTAAAGCTGAGAGTGTGGTCGTGTCGAGTGTGACACGCCCTACAGCTAATCTGGGTACGTTAACTGGTGACGCTATGTTACGGATGAGTAACGGTATGCGTTCCATGTTCGACGAAAACGACTAATGGCTCGTCGTAAACCTAGTAAACCTAGGTACTGACAGTGCCTCTCAGACGAGGCTCCGATCAGAAAACGATTAGTCAAAACATAGGCACTCTGATCTCTGAAGGATATAAACGGGATCAGGCTGCCGCTATAGCGTATGATAAAGCTAACAGGAGTAAAAAAAGAAAATGAAAAACTTAACTGATCTATTAGAAAGAGCGGCTTGGACTTTCGCCCAGTCGTTTCTTGGTGTGTTTGTTGTAGCTGACTTGTCGTCAGCGAAGGGTGCGGGCATCGCAGGCTTGGCTGCCGCTGTGTCTGTTGCTAAAACCTTCGTTAAGGATCGTGTAGCTAAATAACAATGGATGAAAACGTTGACGTTGAAGAAAAATGGCAGGAGTTTCTGAACGCTGAAGGCTGGCAGATCTCCAAAGAAATTTACGACAATCTTCAAGCAACGTCAACAGTGTTGGACACTGATGATGGAACCCACGCAAAATGGTCCTCTAATGGAAAACTTGGGTTACTGTTAGTGTTTGATGACGATGAAGCTGACGCTCTTGTCGCTACCTATTTCGCTGGAATGGATGGTAGCGATGAGGCTCAGTCTTGTTTCGGAGTGTGGATCGCTTCGTTGATGAACATGTTAGACGCTTGCATCGGTGACATTCCCGCTGACGGGCAACCCGAAAGTCCCTAAGTCTAACATTATCCCTATGGTCGCATAGCCGATCAGGTCTTTAAACGTGTCCGCTAAAGGTTCCCAACCTGGGTCTGCGTGCATTGCTATCAAATTTTCCATGCGTGCCACTTTGTCGTGCGACCTGACCCATAAACCTGTCTGACCGAAACGGCGTATGTTCTCGTACCCGTATGCTTTCTGTTTCTCTGTGAGGAAACCGACGAGCTGTTTAGCCCGCGGTCTGCCTTTGCCTGTAGTCCACGAGGTGACACCGTGATCTGTCGCTGCGTGTATCGTGCGTTCAGCTAAACAAGCCCACGCTAACCATGTCCCGTCGCGTCTGTCTACCATGTGGTCTAAGTATTTTCTCAAATCGACCAGCGCCGTGTTCTTTGACGGGTCGCGTGGTCTGTAATAGTCGTCGATTATCACAGCGGCTCTGAGAGCGGCACTCTGCCATGTGTAAGGTCCGTCTGTTGTTACTCGTTCGATGAGGGTTTTACGTTCTTTTCGTGCAACCATTTTTTAACCTCAGGGTTTTCTGTTAGATCTTCTAAAAGTTTCAGTCGTATAGCGTCGCGTCGTCTAGCTAACGTCGTTTTGGGTATGCCTAATACTCTGCCCGCGAGCCGTAACGATAAACCTGCGATGAACAGGATGTTGAATATCCATTCTTCTTCGGGTGACAGTTTGTCTACAGCGTCGGCTAACGCTTCGCGCAGGTCGTGTGTGTTTTCCATCGGGAGGATGTCAACGGTTTGTCCTGGTGCTAGGGAGATGAGGGCTTCAAGGTCGTTCATTGCTCTGTTGTTCGTGAAAGCCGCTTTTGTTCTTGTGTTAGCCCATAGTGAAGATGTTGGATCTTCAGGCCACTCCCGCTTCTTCGCCATCGTGTGTCCATTCAAACATGTTTGTTTTCAACTGCCAGTAGGGTTTCTCTATTCCTGGGTCCTTGAAAGTTCCTAGTGTTGTTTGGTCACTTTTGATTAGTTTGTTAAGATCTTGTAACGGTACTGTTACGAACATGTTACGAGATGAGTCCCAAAAGAAGTATAGCACAGGCATCACGGTGTGCCATGCTGTTTCTATTGCGACATATTTTTCTATTTTAAGTTTGATACCTGCACGCGGGGAGCATCCTTGCACCTCCACGAAATGTCTGCCTTCGAGGATGTAGTCTGGCGTGTACCTGGTCGCTAATGGGAGTCTGGCTACTGGGAAGTCTGGTCTGTTCAAACCGTACCGCGCCCATTTTTCGTGGTTGCGTTCAAACGCCGCTTCGCTTATGTCTCCCATCGTGTCGAACCGTGCGCCCCACGATTTGTCAGCGAAGTTTGTTGTGTGTTTAGTCGTCTTTGTCAAATTTGTCTACTTTCACCGCTGAGATGCGTACCACTTGCCTGTCATCCTCCCAAGCGACACCGTTCAAAGCGTCTAATGTGAGCTTCACATAGTTGTCAAGGTCACCTCGTAATGTTTTAGCGCCATGAGGAGATTTTAACACCGTAATGGAGGTAGCTGTGGGACTGTACATGAGGACTATTTCTAAGGGTCCTGTTAGTTGTTGCCCTATTTGGTTAGCCCATTCTTGTGCGACTACATCTTCTTCCATGAGTGTCGTTTTGGGTGTGAACACTTTCCCGCCTCTGGTGTGGCGTGGTCGTGCTTTGACTTTAGGTTTGCGGTCTACGATGAGGGTGTATGTTTCCATCAGATCATCAACGTGAATATTAGTAGGGCTGCTGTCATAATAACGATTATTATTTCACATGCGGTTCTGAATTTAACGGATTCGTCTGTCATTTTCTTACTGTTCTTTCTGCGTCTGCGACCATTGTTGATATGCGTTCCCTGCCGTCTCTGCGGTTCTGGAACTTTGAACCCCACGCCATGTCAGCTTCAACAAGTTCTTCCTCTATGTCACCGCTAGGGTAGCCTTGTTCAACCATCGCACAAGCTAACGAGAACAGGGTCGCGGATCTGTCCCCGTTGGGTTTGTTGGGTTCTGGGCGTGGACCGTTGCGTCTGATAGCTTCAGCTAACCCTGTTAGCTTCCCGCTGTTTCTAGTCGCATAAGTTTTTCTAGGAGGTGGGGGTGGCACGGGTTGGTGCAGGGCGTGTACGGGTTCCCATTCTTCGGGCAGCACCCTCGACATTAAAGCTGTTGTAGCGAATTGTGATGCGGTCATTTCCTCACCGTGTCTGATGATGACGTTACGACCTGGGTCTGCTCCTGCGGGGTATGGGAGTCTGACACCGTTGCCCCATCCTTTTCCTGTTAGTTCTATTTGTTTCGGGTTGACTTCTGTTATTGGTGCGTCAACTATGTTACACGCTGCGATCAGTCCTTCTCTGACGTGACGGGCGAGTATCGGTTCCGAGAAGAAAACCCACAGGTGGTAGCCTTTGGAACGTGAAATTTCCACCCAGGATGCCACGTTCAGTTGCTTCAATAATTCTTGTACGTTCAGTGCGTGTATTAACGATAGTTTTTCTCCTACATCCCAGTCTACGCAACCCCAGTAAACCATGTATTTAGACGGTCCTGTTTCCTGCCCTTCTAAGGCTTCTGTTACCTCTAGGAGTGGGTACACCCCGATTGGCAGCTCAGGGATGCTTAGATGGTCCTCTACGGCGGTCTGAAAGGTAATCCCGTAAGCTGTGCAAAACCCACCTGACCAGTCTTGCATAGGTCTGAAATCTGAGCCTGCTTTAGCTATCTTCCCGCCCTTAAAAAGTTCACTGAAAGCGACACTCGTTTCACTCATATTCCGACATGCAACCGCACCCTCCCCAGTCGAACAAATCTAATTGTTTAACATCTTCAGACGCTACACGTAAACGGAAATCTTTTAACGTCATAGGTTTACTAGAACCACCACGCCTGTCTCTCAAGATGGCTACATCTTTGTCTAAGAAATCACGCATCTCTTGTTCTTTAGTTTCCCAATCAGCGTAAACTTCAGGGATAGCTTCTAAAGCCCATTTGAAATGACCTTGACCTGCACGAATACACAACCCTCCGCAGTTGTTGTGCGGCGCACCCAGCTTATACAAGCGGGGTTCCTCCACGCCGTATTGTTTTAACAGTATGTCAGCTTCTTCCTTGTCGCTAACAGGTTCCCACAATAAAGGGAAGTCCACTTTGTATGGTTCCCAATGCTTAGGTATCCGTTCCGCTCTGTGTATCTCTGTCCAGTCGATACCGAAATGAATGGTGGTTGTTTCAGGATCACAGTTGTCTTTCACCCACCCTGCGGATGCTTCCTGTTTCAATATCCTAGAACACACAGGCACCCTGTTGTTTCCTAAAAACTTGTTGTCTTTGAACACTTCCCAAATGTCACGACCATCCGACAAGTGAACAAGGGGAAGGTCTAAAGCTTCAGCTCCTTCGTAAAGAAACCTGTACAAATCTTCATCTTCTGTTTTCGTGTCGGTGAATAAAAGTTTCACATCCGACTCGGAGTATTTGTTGGCTACAAGATGCGCGGCAAGCCATGATGCTTTACCACCACTGTACATTACGACATGTGTGTCACTCATTTTCCGACACCAAACTATTGTTCAGGTTTGAACTACAAATCTCTATTTTGTTCCTCTCCCAGTACTCTTTCTTATGCCACACAGAAACTTTCCACCAGTCAGGATGCCCCATACCTGTCTCGTCACTCATCGTCTGGCACCAGCTCATCCGTGTAAGGTTGAATGTGACCAGCAGTCGAATCCAAATAATAAGTATGATCCAACACCCGTGCCGTTCTCTTATTCTTACACAAATTGATGTTAATGCTATGCTCGTGGTATTTCGTTTCCCAATTAGATAAACCGTACTTGTCGCGTTTACGGTAAACCTCAACCACGAAAATAGCTTCCTGCTCGCCACCGTACCTGCCCGCATACAAACCAGCAGGTTTACCTGGCTCACCCGAACCGCGCCCAGCTTGATGCACCAAACCGACAGGGACACGCTGCTTCTTAGCCCAACGTTTAACATTCTGAGCTTTTGTAGTCACACCAGTAGCGTCAGCGTCACCACCAGGCAACAACTCTAAGTAGTCGATCATCACGAAACTAGGATCTCTACCCCACCATGC